AAAGACGCTCTACCTGGCCAAGCAGCGCAACGATCCAGTTGTGGTGGACATCCGCCCCGTGCGCCGCGTCCGCTGGACCACGCTGGTGGGCGACGTCATGCTCTATGACGCCTGGAGCTACTACGACAAGTTCTCGATCGACGGCTTTTTCCCCTACTTCCGGCGTGGCCAGACCCGCGGCATGATCGAGGACCTCATCGACCCGCAGAAGGAAGTGAACCGCCGGCGCAACGCCGAGCTCGAGATCGTCACTCGCACGGCCAACGGCGGCTGGATGTATCATGAGAGTGCGCTGGACAAGGAAAATGAGCGTAACCTCAAACAGTTCGGTGCCCGCCCTGGCGTCACGATCAAGTGGAAGGGCGATCCGGCGCAGAAGCCCGAGCCGATTCAGCCGGGCCCAGGCGCGGCACGGCACGAAAGACTCGAGGAGAAGGCGCGCGACGACATCCGCGAGATCGCCGGCATCAACGAGTCGGCGCTCGGCGAGCTCGACCGTGTGCAGTCAGGCCGCGCGATCGAGGCCCGCCAGCGGCAGGCGGTGATCGCCATCCAAATCTACATGGACAACTTCAAGCGCACGAAGCTGCAGGTGGGCAGGCGCCAGCTCTACATCGTCCAGCGCTACTACACCGAACCCCGGATCTACCGCGTCCTCGGCGAGGACGGCAACCAGGCCGAGGTACTGCTCAACCACAGCATGATGGATGAGACCACGGGCGTGAACGTGATCCTCAACGATGTGACTCGCGGCAAGTACCGGATAACCATCGATGAAACCCCCTTGTCCGCCAGCTTCCAAAATGCGCAGTTCGAGGAAGCGCTGATGCTGCTTGAAAAGATGGCGAATGTTCTGCCGGCGCCACTAATAGCCGACATTCTGGTAGACCTCTCCACGCTGCCGCGCAAAGAAGAGATCAAGCAGCGCATCCAGTTGGCGATGCCGGTCCTGCCGCCCGGGGCCGCCGCGCCGCCGCTGCCGGGCGGGGGGCCAGCTCCGGGCAATGCGCCGGCGCTCGACCAGTCGAAGTCACCAGGGGGAAAGGTGGTGCAACTCAGGCGATAGGGAGGACCCATGATTCCGACGAAAGGCCGCATCGTGCTGGTCGAATTCTTGAACGACCAACCGATGTGCAACAACGACCGCGTTCATCCGGCGGTCGTCACCCACAGCTTCGCGAGCGAGGATGGGCCGCAATACATCAACGTCAAAGTTTTGACGGACGGTCCGCAGCCGGCCATCTGGCTCACCTCCATCGGCCGCAAGGATCGCGCGACACCAACCCGCGACGCTGCTGGCACGATGTGGCCGGCGGCGGTATGGTACTGGCCGCCGAAGAATGGCGAGGCCGTTCCCGGCTTCGCAGCGCCGCAGGTGGCGGAAGGGGCAGACGATGCGGCGACGACTCAAGCAGGCGCGTCGGCTGATAGCGGCGATGTCGCCGCCGATGCAACCGGAACAGCCGCTCTCGACGGCGCGCGAGATGGCGGTGAGGCAGCAACAGCCGCCGCGGCCGATCAACCCGTTCCTGGTGCAGGTGAATCCAGCCTGACAGACGGCTCGGCCGCCGGCGAGAGGTCTACCTCCTAGCCGGCCATGCACCGTCTCGAGTCCAAGACGCTGGTTACCGTGGCGTTGCTTCGGCGCTTCGAGGCAGAGGCCGCGGACTATGGCGGGGTGTACCTCGCCTATATCGAGAAGCGCGACGGGACGTTTCTCGATCACGCTTCGCCGGGCGCTCCTGCCATGTCCCACGACCAGCAGATGATGGCGCTGGATATCCTCCACCGGTTGAATGCCGACCTGGCGCATGACGGTGCCTGGGTCTGCATGGCGATTGGGCCGAAGCCGGCTGGCATTCTCATGCCGTTGGCGAACCCGGCGGTTGACTACGCCATCCTCATGTACCTGTGGATGGATGCCGAGGGCGACGTGAGGTTCCCGGTCGAATTTGAGGACACCGTGGCGAACATGGCGAGGAAGGGCATCCTCTACTGGCTTGAGCAGGCGGAAAACGCTTGGCGGACCTGGAAGGGTCTCATGATCGACGTACTTGATCCGAAGCCGAACCAACAGCACGCGCGAGCGAGGGGCGAAGATGCGCCATCCCTGAAATCGCCAACGGTACGCTGATGCTGTGTGAAAAGGGCGCCCAAACGATGCTTCGTCTGTGGATGAAGTTGGCCGATCGACGGACCTGGCCTATCGGGTCCCCTTCACACAGCACAGCAGCGGGGTAGTTCAGTTGGTAGAACGCGAGAGTCATAATCTCGGTGCCGCCGGTTCAAATCCGCCCCCCGCAATGATCGAGGAAACGCCCGCACCAGCGGGCCTTTTTTTGAGCCTAAAGACGCCGCCGGTCTGCTATCGGGCGCTCCCGCGGGTCACCAGCGAAATCGGTGACGGACGCCGCCGGTCCTGCCGGGCGCTTCCGCGATTCAACCCAGCGATAGAGGGATGAGCAGATGAACACCCCAGATGAGGGGCAGGTTACGCCTGCCTCAACGATACCCGAGACCCCGACCCCTGAGAATACTGCAACGCCGCCGGCATCCGGCGCACCAGCGCCGGCAGATGAGCAGACGGCACGCGAGCCCGATGTCGACGATATCGCGTTTGCGAAGTTGCAGGCCGAATTGAAGGCGGAGACGGAAGGTAAACCGGCACCAGCCGCGACACCTCCCGCAACCGCCGCGGCACCGGGGACGGCGACACCTGACCAGCCAGCCACAGCGACTCCGGCGCCGGAAGGCGCGAAGCCTCCGGTGATGATTCCGAAGCCGCGCGTGGACGAAATTCTGGCCAGGGAACAGCAAACGGCGCGTGAACGTGATGAAGCGATCGCTGCGGCCGCCTACTGGAAAGCGGCTGCGGACCTGAGTGCGAAGGGCGGCGGCGCGGCGGCTGGTACCCAAATGGGGCAACCGCCGGCGAACACGCCGACGCCGGAGCAGCAGATTGCAGCGATTGAGAAGCAAATCACGGATCTCGCCGAGAAGTTCGACAACGGCGACATCACGCTGAAAGCCTACAAGGCCGAGGAACTGAAGCTGGGCAACCAGATTCAATCTCTCCGGGAGCAGAAGATTCTTGCCTCGGTGCCGAAGCCGCAGCAGGCCCCCGCTCCGCAAGCGGACATGCGCCTCGATGAGCTCACGGCAGACCTCGAGGGCAAGCATCCGTACCTGGCGGAGCTCAGCGCGCCGGAATTCGATCAGAAGTGGCTGTTCATGCAGACCGAAGCTGCGGCGAACCTCGGCGCCGATTGGGCGGCAATGCCCGCCGGGCCGAGAAAGAACCTGATGCTGCGCCAAGAGACGGCCCGCCTTTCCGACATCTACGGCCCGATCTGGACCGGCAAGCAGCTGCAGCTCGCAAAGCAACCTGGGGCGACACCTGCACCGCAACCGGCGGGGCTTTCTCCGGCTGCCAATCAACGGCTCGCAAAGCTGACGTTGGCGGGAAACGCGCCGCCTGACTCCACCAGGATCGGCCAGGCATCGACGCCGGCAGGTCAGGTCTCCGACGCTCAAGTCATGCAGATGACGGACGAAGAGATCATGGCCCTGCCGCCCGCGGAGCGCCTGCGGATCCTTCCCAGCCTTCAATCAGGATAGATCGCAAAGGAGCGAACATGCAGACTGATTTCGGCGCCCTCACAACGGCGCAAAAGCGCGTATGGGCGGCAGAAGTCTGGCAGGCCGGGCGTGACCAGTCTTTCTGGTTCACCAACGGCTTCATCGGCGGATCCGATAGCCAGATGAACACCCCCATCCAGCGCGTCACCAAGCTGACGGAAACCGAGCGCGGCCTCGAATGCGTCATGCAGCTTGTGCAGGATCTCGTCGGCGACGGCGTGGTCGGCGACAACAAGCTGACGGACAACGAGGAGCCGCTGGTGAACGATGCGCAGGTGATCCGCATCGACCAGCTGCGCAACGGCGTTAAGAACAAGGGCGAGATGGCCGAGCAGGCCACCGTCATCCGGTTCCGCGCCACGGCCAAGGAGAAGCTGACCTTCTGGCTCTCCGACAAGCTGGATGAGATGATGTTCCTGGTCCTGTCGGGCCGGAGCTTCACGCTCAAAACGGACGGCACCACGCGCGTCGGCTCTCAACTGCCTCAACTCAGCTTCAACGCTGACATCTCGGCGGCCTCCGCCAACCGCATCGTCCATGCGGGCGTGGCGACCTCGGAAGGCACCTTGACCGCCAACGACAAGATGTCGTGGCAGGTCATCATCCAGGCCCGCACGAAGGCGCAGCGCAAGCGTCTGCGGCCGATCCGACAGGGTGGCAAGGAATACCTCGCCATGATCATCAGCTCGGAGCAGTGCCGGGACCTCGACCTGGATCCGACCTATCAGACGATCGTCAAGAGCGCACAGGAACGCGGGAAGACGAATCCCCTGTTCACCACCGCTCACGCGGTGGTCGGCGGCGTCATCATCCACTACCACAACAAGACCTTCAACACCCTGGGGCTCGCTTCCGCCTCGAAGTGGGGTGCCGGCGGTCTTGTCGACGGCGCGCAGGCGCTCCTGTTCGGCGCCCAGGCGGGCGGCCTCGCCACGCTCGGCAACATGTTCATGCGCGAGGCCGACATCAACGATTACGGCAACCGCCCCGGTATCGCGGTCGGCCGCAAGCTCGGCATGTTGAAGCCGAAATTCAAGTCGATCTACGACAACAACAATGTCGAGGATTTCGGCGTGATCTCGGTCAAGACGGCCGCCGCCGCTGCTTAAACGGCGCTCGCCGCGGCTTAATCGAAGCGAAAGGGAATTTGATCCAAAATGGTAGCTGAAAATCTGCGCCACTGGCGCATCCAACTGGCTGATCGTCGCGATGGCGCGATCATCCAGGCGGCGGGCGGTGCCGTCATCGTCTGCCAGGCCGGCCTTCCCGACAAGGTCGCGCTGAAAAACGCGGACGGGTCCGCAGCCGCGAATCCCGTGCCGCTGAACATGGGGTTGATCGAGTTCTACACCGCAGTGTCGGTCAACTCGGTCGATCTCTATGGCATCGGCCCGGGCGGATTGGCGATCGAGTATGAGGGCGTCGTTCCGTCGGGTCCCAACGAGATATTCCTCGACGGCGCGCGCCGGGATCAAACCTACAAGGTCCCGTTCAGCTTCCTCGACGATGCCGGCGATGCGTTGGAGACGGATACCGGCCTCGATCTGCCGGCCAACGCACTGGTCTACGGACGCAAGGCCGGCACCGGCATGTTGGTCACCGCAGCCGACGCCACCGAAACCATCGACGTCGGCACGCTTTCCACGGAAGGCGGCGGCGATGCGAACGGCCTGATTGCCGCGTCGTCCGTGGCCGCCGCCGGCGCGGTGATCACCACCGATGGCGCCTTGATCGCCGCCGACGTGCCGTACAACACCGACTCGCAGGTGGCGAAATCCATCAGCTACACGCTGTCGGCCGGCACTGACAGCGCCAAGGGGTTCGTGTACCTCGGCGCACTGCTGCTCGCTCCATAATCCTGGCAGCGGATTTAACCGCTGTAACTTGCCCAAGAAGGCCGGACCTCTGGCGCGAGGTCCGGCCTTTCCTCCTCTGCGCCAAGAGGACTCCAATATGACCACGCTAAAGGCCGCCACTGCGGCCCAAACCCTCTACGTCACCGATCTCAACTGCCAGCCGAAGAACAACGTCCCGAACGCGCCCGATCACAGCCAGCGCGTGCACCTTCAGATGATCGACGGCCGGCTGATGCAATTCGTGTTTAAGTACGGCGAGCCGCTGGGAATGCCGTTCGAACATGCCATGAAGTTTCTGCGGCACTCCGACGGCTTCCTGGTGCAGGAGCGGTTGGACGATGGGCACCTGCGCACCTACGAACCGCCCCCGCCCGATCTGGACCCTCACAATCCCCAGGGCAACCGGATCACGCTCGGCGATAGCCAAGTGATCGCTGAGCTCGACGAGTTGACCCACGAAGCCCTCAAGGTCCGCGCCGCCATGGAAGCCGGCGGCGAGAAGACCAAGGCCTTTTCCAAGGAAAGGCTGATCGCCTTCCTGGTGCAGCGCCGGAAGGAAAAGGCGCTTGAGAACCTCAGCCCAGAAGACGAGGGCGGCCCAAACTCCGACTTCGCGAATGTGCCCCCAATCGACGAGTCGGACGGCGCCAATCCTTTCAACACGTGATCGCCGATGACGGCGTTCTTGTCGGCGCGGCAGATCTGCGAAGCAGCGCTGCGCAAGGTCGGCGCGTTCCCGACGTCCGACACGGCGGCCGAGCCCGAACATATGAAAGAGGCCATGCGCTGGTTGGCGCTGCGCCTCGACCACATCGCAGGCTCCCGCCGGCGGGAATGGCTGATCTCGCCGACCCTCACCGTTCCCCTCAACATCGCCAACCAGAAGACCTACGAGATATCCACGCAGGTCGGGGCCGCTTGGCCACGACAGGGGTTTGAACACGTCATCGTCGCCTTCGTCGAGGATCAATACGGCAACCGCTGGCCGGTCGAGGTGGTCGACCGCGAGAAGTTCGAAGATGTCTGCAAGACCGCCGAAAGCGGCGAGCCGGCCTGGATCTATTTCGACCGCCTGACCAATCGCGACCTCAGCCCGGAGGTGAGCGTCTGGCCGGTGCCGACGGTCACGACCTACTTGCTGAAGATCATCATGCAGATGAATGCGCCGGACATCATGCCGTCCGGCGTCAGCGGCGACGACATCGACGGCGCGCTTGCCCACGGCCTCCGCCGCACCTGGCAACTCTGGGCCGTGTTTCAGTTGGCCGCCGATCTCGGCAGCGGGCCGATCCGCCATCTTCCGGTCGAGCGGTTCAACCTCTTCACGGCCCAGGCCGAGCGCGCGCTTGCCGATCTGGAAAACGTCGAGGACCGGGAAAAGACCACGGGTCCGCCGATCTGCGCATCCGGCTTCGATTACGAGATTGAACGGGGCCCCTGGCCAGACACTTGGAGGGCGGACACGTGATGATGCGTGAGTCCTACCGCGGCTTCTTTTGCCGTGAGCCGGCGCCGCACGGCCGCGCCTTCCGCGCTTGGAGCGACGGCGCCATCGCCTCCACGCTGTTGCTCGTCTCCTCGTCGATCATCGCCGTTTTGGCGCTGGCATTTTGGCTAGGCCGCTGGACGGCCTGAGAGGACTTCATGGCCTTCACGCGGACCAAGATTGCCGATTTCGAGCTGGCCAATCCTCTTTACGCCGGATCGAAGGTGTCGTTCTTCACCGTCGACGGGAGCGGCAACCCGACGACAGTGCTGGCTACGCTGTTTCTCAACTTCAGTGGGCCGGACACCGCAGCAAACCCGCAGAAGCTCGACAGCGAGGGCAAGTTCCAGCGCCCGGTCTATGCCGAGGTGCCGGTCATCGGCCGCGTCGCCGGCATTCACGTCGCCGACCACGACACCGGCGTCATCCTGCCGGCAAGCGATGGCAGTCCTCTTGATCAGGCCGAGGGCGCCAGATCGGCGGCGACCGCCTACGCGGCGGAAGCCTCGCGGCAGGCCCGGCGCGCAGCGGCCTCTGCGGCTTCGGCGGCCCTGCGCGACCCGCAATCAGACCAATATATCATCGCAAGTCAGACCTTCGGCATGAGGTGAGAGACAGACATGGCGACATATACAAAGATACGACTGAGTGGTGGCGTGAGCGGACGCAACATCAAGGTCGCGGCGACCGCAACTCCGGGCACCCTCATCCATACGGCAGACGCCACCGCGCTGGATGAGGTCTGGCTCTGGGCGCAAAACAGCGACATCGTCGATCGTAAGCTCACGATCGAGTACGGCGGCGTTGGTTCGCCCGATGATCTCATTGAGGTCAATCCGGTGCCGTTCGAGGCTGGGCCGATCCTGATTATACCGGGATTGCTGTTGACCGGCGGCTTGGTCATCCGCGCCTTTGCCGCCGTTGCCAACGTCATCCTGGTCAACGGCTACGTCAACAGGATCGCCTAAATCCGGTGAAGCCATGTTTGAGCGCCTTAACCGCCTGATCCGCGCCAATCAGCTTCTTGTCGGCTCCGGCCTCACGTCAAGGGGGTCTGGCCATGGCGTGTTCAAGAACAACGTCTGGATCGGCAACAACCAGGTCCGCGACATCAGCCCGCTTGCCGAGGATACGGCGCCCGATCCCGTCGCGGACTTCCTTCAGAGCTACGACACAAGCGCGGCGACGCCGAAGAAGGTCAGCCCGCGCAATGCTGCTGTTACGGTGTTCAACAAGCTGGGCAACCCCAGCGATTTGGTGATCAACAGCAACGTCGAAACGACGATCTTCAGCGGCACGGTCAAGGGCAACGCCTTGGGATCGCATGGCGCGGTGCGCTGCGCCCTCATGACGCGTTTCGATAACAACAGCGGCGTGGCCCAGGTCTCGACGCTGCGCATCAAACTGGGAGGGGTGACGCTCTTCGAAGATGCAACAGCCGGCATTGCCACGTCCGCGCTGACGCGAACCATGCGCCTTGAGTTCACGATCGGCAACCGCGGCGACGCATCGTCCCAGGAGTTGAGCGGCCGGCTGTCGATCAGCGCGGCCCTCAGCCCGACCGTTGGCCTCGGGGACATCGCGGCGGATCCGACGCTGGATGCTCTGTTCGGCGGCTCGGCCGGCGTTGATACGACGCTGGACCGACTGCTGGAAGTGACCTGGCAATTCACCAACGCAAACGTGAGTCTCGCTCTTCGTAGGCTCCACGCCTCGATGGAGTACATCTGATGGCGGGGTTCCGCATCCCCGACTTCGACACCTGGAGACCGGGCTACGCCGGGGCTTCGGTGAAAGTGTACATTGCCGGAACCGCCAGCCTCGCAAGCTTGTTCGCCGATCAAGGGCTGACCGTCCCATTGGCGAACCCGCAGACCCTCCTGACGCTGGAATCATCGGACATCCAGTACGGAAAATTCTCTCAGCCGGTCTACGTCGGCGGCGCGGTGGAGCTGGAGATCAACTCGACAGACAGAACCGGCGTGATCCGCAACCCGCTCTTCACATTGGCCGGAGAGGACGCTGGCGCGGCGCTGGTAAAGCCGGACGGCGCATCGGTATCGACGACGCTCAGCCAACTCCTGTCGCGCTTCGTCCATGCCGAGGACTTCGGCGTTCTGGACGGCGCTTCGGCCGCAGTCAACACGGCCACGCTCAATGCCGCAATCGGCGCCGCGGCCGGGCAGGGCGGCGGTGCCGTGCTCATCCCGGCCGGCACGTTCCCGTTCAACCCCGTCACGCTGCCGGGCGGCGTCGCCCTGGTGGGCGCGGGCCGCGGCGTCACGGTGCTGCAATGCCCGACAGGCGCCGCCGTGGTGACCGTATCCGGCGATAGGGCCGGCTTCTGCGATCTGACCCTGGACGGACAGATTTCGTTCGCGGCATCGGTCGGCGTATTGATGGATGAGCGCGACGAAATCCTGTTCGACAACGCCGAGGTGAAGCGCTTCGAAACCGGCATCAAGATGCTGGGCGGGGAGCGCTGCCACTGGAGCGGCCTCTACATCGAAAATTGCGGCACCGGCGTGCTCTATCGCGGCGATGGCGCTGCGGTGCGGCATAACGAATGGCGCGGCGGGCTGGTCACCAACTGCACCGTCGTCGGCGTGTTCTATGAATATTTCGACGCGCTCGTGATCCACAACATGCTGGCCGAGGTCGGGTTCGAGAACAACCCGGTCGTCGCGCTCAAGATCGAGGGCGCGAGGTTCCTCGACATCGACAATTGCTGGTTCGTCGGGCCGGACGCGACGGCCGATCTGCTGACCGTGCTGGACGACAGCCCGGCGAACGACGACAACACGATCCAGAACCTCAACTTCTTCGGCTGCCGCTTTCAGCTCGGCGAGATCGGTTTCGAAGACAGTTGCGAGTCCGTCATCCTGGACCACTGTCGCCTGACGGACGTGGATATCGCGCTGACCCTGCCGCTCAACGCCATCATCGCCAGGGACTGCATAGAAGACGCCCAGGTCACGCTGGCCGGCGAGGGCACCAAGTTCTTGCGCTGGAAAACAGGCGAGCACGGCGTCTCGACCGGCATCACGACCGACGCCAGCGCGACCAAGGCCTGGGGCTTTGCGCTGCAGCCGGGCCAGGTCGGGTTCTTCGTCGCCATGGTGCTCGGCAACCAGCTCAATGGCATTAACACCGGTGAGTACTACATCGGCGTGTCGGCGAGGCGGCCGGGATCGAGTCTCGCCTATGACGCCCAGGTCGCCAACTTCACGGTGGGCCAGATCGTGACCGGGGCCAACACCGGGGCGTCGGGCCGGATCACGGCAGACGCCGACGGCGGCGCGACCGGAACGCTGACGCTGCGCGACATCGATGGCGAGTTCCAGGACAACGAGACCATCACCGATCCTCTGGGCGGCCAAGCCACGGTCAACGGCACTCTCTCGCATCAGAACGCCGTCCTGCTCGGCACGGTTGAGGCCTTGCGCCCAGCGCGCGAGGATGTGGCGGGCTGGGACGCAACGTTCGCGGCCAACGGACCGGAGATCGAGGTTAGGGTGACGGGGGCCGGCGGGCAGACCGTGGCGTGGACCGTCTCGGTCGACGTGACGCAGACCTGAGCCATGCCGGGACGAAACGATTGGGTCCCGCTGCCGATCGGGGCAAAGCTGTTCCAGAACATCGACGAGGCCGCGCTGACCAGGGCGCAGGCCGCTATGGAGAACAGTTTCGTCACCGAGGCCGACGGCCAGAGTCGCTTCCCCGGCCTCAAGGACTTTGCGGCCCTGCCGGACCAGGGGCGGGTCTATCTGCACGACCATCGCGGCGACCTGATGGCAGCCACGTCGAACGGCAAGCTGTACCGCTGCGACGCCTCCGGCGCGGTCGAAGACGTGACCGAGGTCCCCATCGGGGGCGGTGGGCGCACTGTGTTCACCAAGACCGATCAAGAGCTGATCATGTCGGCCGGCGGCCCCCTGGTGAGCTACAGCGGAGCGAAGACCAGACTGCTGACCGAAGATGAGGACGCGCCTCAATCTACGCATACCGGCTTCATCGACAGCTTTGTCTTGGCGATCGAGAAGGACAGTGGCCGATTCCAGCACACCGAGGCCGGCGCCTACGACGAGTGGGATCCGCTCGACACGTTCTCGGCGGACGGCAACGCCGACAACATCACCTCGATGCTGATTACGCCCTATCGCGAGGTCATGTTGTGCGGCCCGGAATCAATCGAGCAGTTCGAACGCCGCGACGGTACCACGCCGTTCTTCCGGCGCTGGTCGATCGGCGAGGGAGTGAAAGGACCGTACCTGGTCTGCTTCGCCGATAACGCCATGTTGGCCGTGAACCAGCGCAATGAGATGGTGAGGATATCCGGTCAAGTCGCGCAGCCTATCTCCGACGACATCGGCTTGGTGCTGGAGAAGGTGCGGGACTGGTCCGACGCTTGGATTGGCGGCTATCCCGACAGGCCGCTGCACGTCAAGGGCCAGAAGTTCGTGCTGTTGCAGATACCCAACGCTGAGACGCCCTACGGCACCAAAGGGTTGACCTACGTCTATGACTACCGGAAGCGAATCTTCTCCAACCTCTATGGCTGGGACGAGAAGCTGTCGCTGCCGACCCGCTGGCCGGGATGGTCCTACTGGCCACTCTGGGATCGAGTCTTCGTCGGCGGCGAAGGCAGGATCTACGAGTTCGACATGGATCGCTACAACAACGGCGGGCAGCTGCAGCGTTGGCTGCTGCGCACCGCGTTCATCGCCGACTACGGCGAATCCGCGATCGACGATCTCAGGCTCAGGATCAAGCGCGGCGTCGGCGGCAACGACGCCGAGCCTTCGATCCGGCTCCGGGTCAACCGCGACAACAAGGGCTTCGGCCGCTGGCTGAGTCGCGGCTTGGGCGCGGCCGGCGACAGGATGATGCACATCAATTTCGGCGCGATGGGGCAGGCCTTCTCGTGGCAGTTCGAGCTGGAATGCACTGCCGATTGCCCCATCGAGTTGTCGCGCATCGAGGTCCAGGTCATGCCGGTGGGCGTCTGACATGGCCGGGCAGATCCCGTCGCTGCCGCGCTTCTCGGGCGACATCAACGCGGACTTCGTGACCCTGGCCGAGTACGTCAACAGCCTGTTCGTGGCCATCGGCATCGAGGGCGCCGCGGGCGCCGCGTCGGTCGGACCGCTGCCGCGCGGGTGGATCGACGGACTGACCCTCTCCCATGCCGGCGGGCTCATGTCCTGCGGCCGCGGCGTGGCGCGGGCCGACGACGACACCAGCGATCTGCGCCTCGCCGAGGCCATCACGGGCAAGAGCCTGGCCGCGTTCGGCGTCGGCTCCGGCAAGGGTATGCTGGACCAGGGCGTTCGCGCCGTGAACGCATGGTACCACGTCTTTGCGATCGGCAATCCGACCACCGGCGCCGTGGACGTTCTGGCGTCGCGAAGCCTGGAACAGCCTGCGCTGCCGACCGGGTTTTCGACCAAGCGGCGCATCGGCGCGATCAAGACCAACGCATCGGGCCAGATAACGCCGTTCTATCAGGTCGGCGATGAGTTCCGCTGGGCCGACCCGCCTCTGGACCTCAGCGTGACCCTGGTCGGGACTGCCGCCGTATTGGCCGTGTTGCAGAGCGTGCCGCCCGATGTCGTGGTGCAGGCGGTCTGCAACGTCATCATTGAGGACGGCGGGCAGGTCAACGGATTGTACATCTCCCCGGTCGCGACCAACGACGAGGCGGTTTCGCGCACCGCCGCCCCGCTGCTCAGCGCGAACCGGGCGCTTGGATCGACGACCGGGGTTGCGTCGGAGTTCAAGATCTACACCGACGCCCAGGCCCGCATCAGATACCGGGCCGAAGTAGCCACACTGGACGCCTTCGCCCTTGCCACATTGGGTTGGATCGATCCCAGGGGCAGGAATGCTGCTTAGGAGCAACGAGGACATGATGCCCGAAGAAGCTTTTGCCACCATCCCATCTGGAAAGTAC